AAATAACAAATGCTTTAGATGATAGATTTGCTAGCGATTGTTGGAATACTTGCAATGAAGAAAGCAGTATTTGGCTTCCACTATCTCGCACTTCTTTCTATTTACAAATACCTAATTTTAAAGAATAATTATAATCTAGAACCTTACGGTGTATAGGTGAACCGTACAAATACGATGAGTAAAAGCAATAATTCAACAGGTGGTGGCATCGGCTTTTTTAGGGATTCTCACAATCGTTTTTATAGTACTGAAGCTAACAAATTATATTGATTGGTCCTGGTGGTGGGTGTTATCACCTGTATGGGCACCCATCATTCTTGCGGTCTTGATTCTATTAATTGTATATCTTACAGGTTTTTTGTTATCAAAAACAGATAAATACAAGTCGCATGGGCAGCACGTCCAGAAAAAGAAAACTGGTTTTGCAGCTCGCTTAGAATCCATGCAGAAGCAAAATAAAGAATTACTCCAAAGAAACAAGAAAGGAGCTAATATGGGATTAAGTATTTATGCCCTAAAATTGGGCGATAAAATATCAAGAGAGGAATATGATAGTACTGGGGATGGGTGGTATGTTTATCAAGCATCTGGTATGGAACCGATAAATCATATACCTACGGTTGAAGAAGGCTGCTATAAAGCTGACGTTTTATATTCCGACTGTGATATCTTTTATTCAAAGTATTCTACTTTCAGAGATATAATATCATGTGTGGTTTTGAAACAGGATGTAAAGCACGTTTGGAATAACATAGACAACTTCATAGGTAAGCCATTCATTGAGTTTTTGCAAACATCTGATTGCGAAGGTGCAATAGATTATACGGTAGCAGAAAAGATACTGCATGATTTTGAGAAATACGAACCTGTTATAAAGCCTGAATTAGATGAATATCTGTGTCGGTTTTTCGATCATTATGTTTGTGTCCTGAAAAAGACTGTAGAGAATAAAGGAATAGTGTATTACTCATAACGATAGAAAAAAAGGAGCTATTGCCTGTGCAATAGGAGTCAAGAATTCAAATAAATAAGTATGAACCATTTAAACAATCAAAATTGTATGGATGTAAGTAATTTAACCAAAGCTCAACGTCTTGAGCTAAAAGCACAACTCGAAGCAGAAGAACGTGCCGAAGAGGCGAATCTGCAACGTGAGAGACAGTCGTATAACGCTATGCGTGATGAGTTTGTAACACGTACCTTTCAATCGCTCAAGCAGCTAAGTGGATGTATGCAAGAACAGAAGCAAACGATCTTTGAAGAAAGTGCCGAACTCGACACAATGCAACAACGCCTTTTCAAGGTGAAGATGGATCGTAAAAGCCGTACATTGACACATAGCGATGGACGCATCTCCATCAAAGTGGGTAACCGGCTGAACGACGGATGGGATGATAGTGTAGAAATTGGCATTGAAAAAGTACGTGAGTATCTGGCCACCTTAGCTACTGACGAAAAATCTGCCCGATTGGTCAACGCTATTACCAGTTTGCTGGCCAAAGATCAGAAGGGAACACTGAAAGCAAATAAGGTGCTTGAGTTGGAAAAGATGGCCAACGAATCGAAAGACGATACGTTCCTTGAGGGACTTCGCATTATCAAAGAAGCCTATCGTCCGGTGCCAACTTGCCAGTTTGTCGAAGTGAAATATAAAGACGAGAACGATGTGGAGCGTTCACTACCATTGTCCATGAGTGCGATGGATATATGAAGCAACTTATTTACAAGAGTAACCTCAAGCCGGACAAAATGCCGGCTTGGCTTACCTGCCTACTGAACACCACTCTGGACGGTATAAATAATAATCATGTATTTGGTGATTCTGTCGAAGACTATGAGTGGATACAGTGGATTCTTAATACAGACCTCAAGGGGTTGCAAGTAAAAAGCAGTGTTACTACGGAACTGGTAACGGATCAAGGTAAAACAGCCCTGTTTATTAAGCGTTCCGGTCGAATACTGGTATCGATTTACATAAAGGTAAAAATCAACAATTAAAAATTTAACAATATGGCAATGCACAATTGGATGGAATGTAAAATCCGTTACGAGAAGGTAATGGATAACGGGTTCAACAAGAAAGTAACCGAACCCTATCTGGTAGACGCGCTTAGCTTCACCGAAGCCGAAGCACGTATCATCGAAGAGATGACTCATTATATTACAGGAGAATTTACGGTAGTCAATATTACACCTGCTAAGTACAGTGAGCTGTTTCCCAGCGATGAGGAATCGGAAGACCGCTGGTTTAAATGCAAATTGATCTACATCACACTTGACAAAAAGAGTGGTGCCGAACGTCGCCAGGCTGTCAACGTCTTGGTACAAGCTTCGGATGTAGATACCGCCAAAAAGAACCTCGACAAAGGGATGCAAGGAACAATGGCCAGTTATCAGGTTGAATCGGTATCTGAAACAAAGATCATGGATGTATACCCGTACACTGATCAGTCATCGAGTAACCAATCAAATGCCGAAGCATAATGAGTATGAAACAACAGGCGCTGCTTTTGTCAGCGCCTCTCTTCGCAGACGTACATCATAAAGAGCAGCAAGAATTCAACGGGTTCTCATGTTCGGGCTGTCAAGGCAATGGTTGGCATTGGAAAGAAGATAAAGATGGAGATCGGATAAAAGAGCCCTGTTCTGTTTGTGGTGGTACCGGGAAATTGAAAGCAGTGGTTACCATTGAATGGAAAGCAGATAGCTAACTATGCAACGCCCACCTGTTAACTATATCGTCCAAATTGGTGATAGTTACCTATCCGAACTGATATACTACTGGCTGTATTGCGATAAACCCTGTTCATTACTCATACAAGCTCCGAAAACGGAAGGAGTTACAGCGGTTAAGTTGGTCGTGGATAGTGATCGCTCGGCAGAGTTCCTGCTAAGGGTAAAAGAGAAAACAGGGGCAAGGTTGTATAAAGTAGATAAATAACTTTTAAAACACTCAAAGCCATATTAGCCGTATCCTATGCTGTCCGTGAGGCAAAGCCAAGAAAGGACTATATAAATCATTTCCGCCAAAGCAAACCACTCGAAGGCATATACTTTACATCGTTTGCCAGGGAAACACTTGAAAGGAGAAGCAGACGCAAGTCTGAACACTATGCAGCCGTGTATGACGCTATAATCAATCATATCGACCGATTTTCCGAGTTATACAACTGTGATATCTACACAAACTCAATCACTGAAGAGTTTTTGGATGATTTCATTATTTACTTGGAAAATCGGGGATTGATGCACAACACCATTGTCGGATATATACAGAAAATCCAATCATTGGTTAGGCGGGCCGGCCAATACAATTATGCAGTAGATACAACGTACAACGAAGTGGATTTAGAGGAAGAGCCTACTTTTGCCACCTTCCTTTCAATGAACGAGATCACAAGAATCTATTATTATAAATTCGAGCATCAAGATAAGAGAAAAGCCAAGGAACGCATCCGCGACCTTTTCGTTATCGGCTGTCTTACCGCACTTCGTTATTCCGACTACTCAACTTTAACAAATCAAAACCTGATTGATGGATACATCGTAAAACGTACCAAAAAGACAAATGTGGATGTGAAAGTCCCCATTCACGACTACGTCAAAGAGATATTTGAAAAATACGGAGGACATATTCCCTGTCAACTATGCATTCAGCATTTCAACAAATACCTGAAATTAGTTATGCGCGAAGTAGGGTTGACTGATAAAATCACCTATTCGTGTACCAAAGGCGGCAAGCTTATTACCAACACCCGTGAAAAATGGGAACTGATAAGCAGCCACACCGCCCGCCGATCGGCCGCCACTAATATGTATTTGACCGGAAGAATGAAGACTCTTGAAATCATGCGGTTAACCGGACATCGAAGCGAGCAGAACTTCTTCCGCTACATCCGGTTAACCAATGATGATACTGCACGTTCAATCTCAGGAGATATGTTTTTCAGAAAATAATAACAAAGAATAATTTCTGATTGAAAAGATTGGTAAGATCATGTTTGTAGTCGGATTAATTGTGCTTATGGCTATGATGGTAATAGGAGCTTTTGGTCTGTCTGTTAAGTTTGGAATTGCTATTTTGGCTATAGAGTTAATCTTTTTAGGTTACGTATTCGCGCGACCCGATGAGGATTAAGTAAATTGAAAACAAGTACCGGAATCGACGTAAGATATATGTATCCTACGTCGATTTTTGTTTAATAGAGGTGTGAAGTGGTATTTTTTTATCTAAAATTATTCCTACTCAAGGTTTTCTTTGTAATTTTGTGATAATCCAAAACCACAGTATTAATAAATTATGGCCAATCAGCTATACCTTTTTGAAGACAATCGGCAAGAGTATCCCAACGGACTCTCGCAAGAGCAGCTGGCAAAGCGTAAGCGCGTTGCCACGATGCCACTTAAAAGGAAAGCCATGAACCGTAAAGAGAGGTTGGATATACGCGATCGCATGATTGTGGCCCGCCTCTATTACTGGCGTGAGATAGTACGCAAGCGATTGGATGATGTACTTGTCACCCTTTCGGATGAAGAGTTTTGTGTGGAAGAAAGAACCATAAATAACGCCTGGGCAAAACAGGCTGACTATTTCGAGGAGCTTTGTCGCAATCGTACTACTGCCCGGCAATTACAAAAAATGTATCCCAGTTGGCGGTTCTGATTACTCTATCCTATCCATAAAGAAAGCTGTATATAAACAATTATACACTTTCAGCCCATCCGGCCGTTTTTCATCTTTCACGCTCACACGGCTGAATGCTTTTATACAATCTTCTGTTCGCCATCCTTGTAGCGTACTGTGAATACTTTCGAGTACATCGAATCGTTCGTTTGCCTTTTGACGCACCATTACAGGGGATTTGGTATTGAACGAGGCGCAATCATTAAAAGCGACCTTTAGGTTGAATCGTAACTCTATGCGTTGCGGGGCTCGCGGGTCGACAGAGATATTCTCGCAACCGGCCACATTCATTTCAACCAGGCAACCGGGAAACGCAATGGGTGGGCGGCTGTCGCTAAAGTTCAGTTGTCCTTCATCGGCATCAATCCAACGTAGGGCAGGCACGGTCTCTTCCAACCTTGCCAAAACATCATTGAAGTACTTCTTTTTCATCTCTTTATTATTTGTTTAGTGAGTTTATAAACCCTTCGATGCGGTAATGTAGCTGTTGTTGCAGTTCCTTTGCATCACCTAGAAACTGACGCTGTGGTAGTCGCATACTCATGGAGTGTTGTTTTACGCTATACACTTTTCCATTCTTCGATGTGCGCTTATGTGTAGGCACCACCACACTTCCTACAAATCCTTCGTTGTGTGCCCGGGCATAAGGTACCTTCTCATTTCCGGCGGAGATTATCACAAGATCACGGCTAATAAGACTGGGACGGACGCTATTCAACAGCGAAGCAGAGTCAATCAGCAACGAACCGTTGGTGCGATGTTTATAGCCCGGTGAGAAGTTCGGCCACGGAGCCCCATCGAAAGCCTTTTTACGAAACGTGTCTTGAAAATACTCCACAGCTGTTTCGGCGATGATGTCAGGCACTGCATCTAAAATCTCATTCTTCAAGGTAAACAGTTCTTTTTCAATGTTAATCTTCATTGTTACTGATTTTTTTATTGTATATTTGCAAACAGAAGTCTGTTCGAACGGATGTAATTTAGGCGATTTGTCCCGGTGTATGGCGGGAAATACCCGAAGTCTGATCTTTGACAGCGTGCGGACAGTGCAACCCATACAAGGCGGAGAGTTATTTCTCCGCTTTTTTTATGAGCAACCCGTGGCGACGCTTGTCCCAAATCTTTTTCAAGTCTATCCGTTTATTGGGGTCTTTTGAGGTTCGCATCAGGTACCATGTTTTTAAAACCAGTTTATCTTCTTCTATCCGGTAGTTGGCTACAATAACCCCATCTTGGTAGTACCGTATCAGACTGTAGGTATCGTACACATTCTTTTTGATGTCATCGTTTAACCAAACTTCGTCGGGGTTCAGTAAGGTTTCACACATGGCATCCCAGTATACAATGCGGTTGTCGGAACCCTTTCCCGTAGTATGGCTGTCGAACTGTTTCTTTTCCAGTACAATGATGCGTCCCCGATAATCCGGTAATGAAATCACACCTTCGTTGGCTGTCCGCTTCCAAATGGTAGATGCCGTTTTCTCTTGTATAGGTATCGGTTGCATTGCTTTTTCCATCTGTTTGGGTACACTTTCCATTCCCCATTTGTCAGCTGTCAATTTATCCAGGTATCTAGCTGCTTGATTGGGGAATTTTCGAATATACATCTGGTTCGCACTGAACACTTCTGCGGTTTTGCCACGATTCACCCCCCATCCTTGGGCTGCTGCTTGTTTCCATTCAGCTGTATCGAAGAAGTCGTCCGCACGCTTCTTCATCTCCGCCAACATCTCCGGTTTTACTTCGTAGGCCATGCGGGGAACTACCCGGCAGCGGCAACGCCAGTCGTTGGGTGGAAACAGTCGGTTCCATCGAGGGTCACTGTGGTGTAACGTCATTCCGTTGAGCCGTTCGTGGCTGACACGTACCTTTTCGTCTCCGGCTGTACGATACTCCCAATAAGGGAATGTCTTCACTTTACCCATCAACCGGCGATAATTGGATGCTGCTTCAGCTGTCAGCAAGGCTGTGTCGTATTCTGTCTTTTGCCACGTCTTGTTAAATACATTGGTTACCTCTTTAGCCCGTCGGTGGAACTCCTCGAAGTTCTTACTTTCGCGAAACAGCCGGTTCAATTCTTGAATCTCTGCCAACGTTTTAGCGGCAGAGAAGTGAAACAGGTTGGTTTCCATTGCGGTGCGAAACACATTATCGGGGGCATTGTAAGCAATGCCGGTATCGATATTGTTCACCTCTTGTTTGAGCACTGTTTGTACGGCATTTAAAAGGTCGGAAGCGATAAACTCAAACAGCCCCGGATGAAAGGTGTCGATCTCGCCCGCAGCCACACCGGCAATCAACGTTTCTTCCAGTGATGCATCATTCATGCGGACTTTTCCAATTGCCCCGTCCCGCGGGGCAGCTACGAAAAAATCCCATAAACGGATGAAGAAGTTACGTTCGTGATCGGTGTTTTCAATCGGCTCTTTGCCTTTCTTTTCTTCCCCTTCTTCCGACTCTTCCTCTTTCACTATCCCGGTGCCTGGTTGCTGGACGGTGACTACCGGCTCTCCCTCTTTGGGTTGTGGTATACCGTATTTTTCGTACACGTACGAGTGTGGAACGGGTATCATCGTAGTAATGGTTTTCAACTCTTCGACTTTGATCTCATCCTTCTTGTCTACAAAACTGAACTTTCCGCCATGCACCGGATATCCACGCCGCTCGAGCATAGGTACAAAGTATTTGTTCAGCATTCGGATAACGAACCGACGGTCGGAACGATGCTTATTCTCCTGCACCTGCATATGAACCTTACTTTGGGAGAGTGAAGCTCCGTCTTTGGTTGTCATGGTTTGCCCCAGAATAGTGATAAGTATCTCCTCGTTGCAAGCATTGCGGAAGTCATTATACAGCGCACCATTGACGCTTCCGGTCAGTGTGCTTTGTTCCACCTCACTCTCTTTGGGGATCACCAGGTAAGGAGCCGAACCCGCCTCCTCGAATGCCCTGATGAGCAATCGACGGCTCTGTTCGTCCATGCTGTTGTACTTGCCGATGCGTTGGGGCATACCAAAGAGCTCGACAAATTGTGCATAATCGCCAAAACCACCCCGTTTATAAATCATATAGGGTGCCACTTTGAGTAGTAGCCCTAAATCATCATCGTTGCCCCACTGAATCATCAGGTCATTGTCGGCATAGGATATACCGGAAGTATCACACGTTTGCAGGATGATCTCTTTCTTTTTGGGCAGGATGTGTTTGCGAGGGATACTGTGGAACTTAAATCCATCGACAAAACTGAATTCGTCCAGACTGATTCCTTTAAATAATGACCACATGATCTCCTTTAACATTTCCTCAAACTCAATCGTGTCCATCAGTTCATTGATTTCGGGTATCTCGTTCTTGTTGATAGTAAAGTTGATATCGCAATCAGTAATTGAATCAATTCGTTTGTTGATGGCATCGGTTACAACACCGTCTATCAATACCTCTTCATAAAGATCATACAACTGGCTGCGCAGTCCAATATCGGCTGCACGCAGTGCCGATTTCCAGGAACCTATATCGTTGATGCCCCTGCGCACAGGTTGTACCAATATCTGGTTGTAGATAGGAACGGGAGATTTTCCCGGTACCTTTTTTATTTCTTTTTTATTTGCCATAATTTTAGAAATGGTTATCGCGTTTAGGATTACTGCCAAATACTATGGGACCGATGACCGGCTGGCAGCACGCCGTATCACTTTGGGTTTTGGGTGGGAAGTAGGGGTTTACGTTTCCGCGTTGTACCTCTTTGAGCCATTGCACGGCTCGGTCATACCGCTTTTCGCGCAAGTCGAGGTCTACCCCGGCATTGCATAGGTTGACGAAATGCCAGGCGGCAATATCTTTCACAAACACCAGTAAGAGTGCATTGCGTTCGTTGCCTCTAGCATCGAAAATTTTCTGTACATCGAATCGGTCAAGATAGCCGCGTGCCTCTGCCATTGCCGCATCGATAGCGGACAGGGGGACAGCATCATCTCCCCGAGAAATGGTCAACACATTCTCTTCGTAAATGTGTGTGTAGAGTTCTTCTAATTCTAAGTAGGCCATAAGTTATTGAAATAATTGGTTTATATGCGTTTCTTGTTGGGGGCTTTGTGTCCTACCCAATAGCCTCCTGCGGTGAGAGTCATCATCTTTTCCTGTGCTTTAAAGTAAGCGCCTTCTATGGCATCGGGTCCGTCGGCGGGTGCGGGTAGTCCGTCATCAAACAGTAAGAACTGCTCTTCGAGCCGTTTCATGTGCGGGTTATCCTTTTCTTTGATATTGAACACCATGCGTCCGGCACGATTGACAGGCTCCAGATTACCCTCAATACGTTGAAATTTATCCGGCTTTACCCGGGTATCGGGAGAGATGGATATGTAGTATCCACGCTCTTTACCTTTTACCAAGAAGAGCGGAACGAATACCTGTTCGTAAAATGGGTCTTGCAACTTGTTGTTCTCAATGTAGTTATGCAGCTGCGTACGTCCGTGCACGTAGTCATTTTGGTAGTAGTACCAATTCACGAACTCATCGTTGATAACGTGTTCCAGATAGCCCGTAAAGACATAGAGAACCCCATCGAGTACGCCTACGATGAAGTTGGCTTTAAGTGAGTTTTTGGCGCTCTTCTTGCCCAACTTATTACTGGGTGCTGGGTCGCCGTAGCTAATCAAGAACGGGAATTTTGAGATAGGCGGTGTTTCCCCCCACTTTATTTCCATGAAGTACTTGCCTTCTACCACGGGGTTATTGTAGCACTCTTTCTGCACCGATGCAATGCTAACCTGAGCCTGTACGTCGTCAATAGTCTCTTCGGAGTTCTTTTCCGGCCAAACGGATGTGCCAAACTCAAAATCAGCTTTCGGGTCGGGGTGATTGATATCCACCATACGAATATTGATAATATCCCAATGTCCGATGGGGCGTTCGCGGTCGGCCAGTTCCCTGGCTTTTTTCCCCGCACGTGCCACGCAGCAATCTTTGGCAATGATATTGCCTGTCCAGATGGTTAGGAGCGATTCACTCCAAGAGCGGGTAAAATAGAGTGCTTGTTCAAACCAATTCCATTTGTTGTTTACAATTTCAGGGTTGCGGCACTCTTCATCCGTATCGTAATCATCCATCAGAAGGGTATCCGGACGCAGTTCATCCAGCTTGATACCACGGGGTGATTGCCGGGCACCCAAGGCGATAAAGGAGGCTTTATTTGAGGTAATGAAATGATCCTCCGTCCATTTAAGCCCCACCAACTCACCGTAGAAATAACGCAGTCGCTCGTTGGCCTCAAACTGCCCGCGATACTGGTTGAGTAATTTGATGGCTCCGTCTTGAGTGGCAGATACGAGCAGAATGTTTCGTTTTCTACCGGTCATCACCAGGTAGATGATGATAAACATCACAATCGTGCTTTTTGCCAACTCACGTGCCCAGGACAACACTTCGTACCAGTTACCGTCAGCATGACTCAGTAACCGTTTGATGGCTTGCTTTTGGAATCCGGCAAATTCATACTTGGCATACTTATAAAAGAAGAACTTCATCCACTCCAAAGGATGAGCCTCAAGATGGGCTCTCTTTCGGGCCTTCTCATGCTCATCCATCTCAAAGTCTACGGCAGTGTTGGAACGGATGGTTCGCAGGAATTCATCCCAGTCTTGGGCGAGCGCCTTCTTGTTGGCGGTTAGTTTCTTTGCCATGTGCTATCTGAGTTTTTCCTGTATGAATTCGTCGATAAGGAAGCTCAGTTCCTTGGTCTGTTCGGGGTTGCGCTTGCGCATCCACACCAGTAGCATTTTGGTAACTCCCATGATTATATCGATACCGAAGTCCTTTTCCATGTCATTGATGGCGGCGGTAAGTTTTCGGATAGCATCCGCTTCGGCAGAAGTGGGAAACTTGTTTCCTTCGCGTTCGGCAATAGTTTTGTTCATAGCTGCCAATTGCAGGTATATGGTACGTATCTGATCTTCGCGCGTAGTGCTCAAAGCAGCCTTATACATTTCCCAATTACCTTCCTTTGCCCATTTCCCTATCGTAACACGACTGATTCCCACCTTTGTGGCAATCTCCTGAAGATGGAGTCCCTCTTGCATATAGACCATCTTTGCCCATTCCTTTTTCTGTTGGTTGCTGAGTTCTTTTTTCATACTGATTTGCTTTATTTTCTTCAAAAGTAGCCTGCTTTTTTCTATTAAAATAATTGGTCTGTAATGGTTGTGGTTTTGTCGTAAACGATTGGTTCTAAATATGTAATGACTGAAATTCGATTTGTGAACTTACTTTTTATACCTCATCTTTGCATCAAACAACAGACGATATGAGCAAAACATATACATTCGTAGTACATGATGAAACAGTGAATACTCACGGGTTTCGAATGTTGACCGCAGGGGCCAATCTGGAAGAATTCAATAAAAATCCGGTGGTGCTGTACAATCACGATGACTGGGACTTTCCCATCGGACGGGGAGAGCATATGCGGGTAGAAGGAAGCCGTATCCTGGTCGATATCGTGTTTGACGACGAAGATGAAAAAGGTGCTAAAGTACAAGGAAAGGTTGAACGCGGGTTTATCCGCATGGCGTCTATCGGCGCCTGGCCTCCCGAAGAGGTCTCAAACGATCCTTCTTTGAAGCTACCCGGACAAGAGTTGCCAACGGTGACGAAGTGGACAGTGCGTGAAGTGTCTATCTGTCCCATAGGAAGCAACCACAATGCACTGTGCTTTTACGATCGCGAAAGTAAAAA